TTATGAAGTGCTGATCGCCAATGCTGTCAAGTTCTGTGTAGTTAACGTCGATGAAGTCTGACTTGTTCCAGGTTTCGATGAAAGAAATTTCTCCGTTATCAATTACAGCACATCTTTTACTACCTCCTATGCAATCAGAGATGGAGGTTGGGGTAAGAGGAAAGAATGAGTCAGGCAAATCAACGATTTTTTCAAAGGCTCCGCTATATGCTATGTTTGGAGCTTCCACTCTGGAGGTCACAGTTGCCGAGCAGATTCGCCTTGGTGAGAAGAAGATGTTGGTCGAGCTGGACTATGGCCCATACACGGTGAAGCGATCACCATCCTCTGCTTCTGTGATAGGCAACGGAGTTCAGATCTCAGGTCAGGAGGAAGTCTCTCAGTTCTTTTACAAGCTGTTCGGGCTTGCCAAAGGAGCTGAGAGCTACGTTCTGGTGTCTGAGCAGGGTGACACTGCCGGAGTAATTGCCAAGCGTCAGGGCGAGGCAGTGGCTTTCATAGAGGCAGCAGCGGGGTTCTCCCAGATAGACGACCTGATTGAAAAAGTGAAAGTAACTTTCCCTTCTGGATCAAAGGCTGTTATCGAGGAGATGATAGTGAAGTCAGAAGACACCTCAACGAAGCTCAACGAAGAACTCAAAAACAAATCTGAGGAGCTTGATGAAGATGAGATAGAACTAGACATTATAGACACTGAGATTGTTATAAAAGAAAAAGAGTTATCATTACGTGCTGCTAACACGCTGTTAGTGAATGCAAACAATGCCTTGTTAGAAGCCACTAAACACAACAACTCAGTTGACCTTGCTGTTCAACATAAGTCTTCGCTTGAGCTAACAATTTCTGAAATCAACAAGGAGATTGACGTACTAACAGCAAAAGAGTATTTATCAATCCCCAAAGAAGATCTGAAGGAAGCAGAGGCTACAATTTCAGGAGCTGCTGAATCTCGTAGGCTTATAGCTTTGAAGAAACTCGTTGACTCCTTTACTATTGGTGATGAGTGGGAAGGATCTCCTGAGTCTCTTCAGCAGGAGATAACTGAACAAACTGAAAAGAAAAAGAGATTGTATGCTGATCTAGGATCTGCGCATTACAAGATCAAGATGACTCGCAACAGTATGTCTAACGAGGATGTATGTTCTCTGTGTGGATCAGACATAAGTAAAAAGAAAGAGGAACACAATAAGAAACTCCAGGAGGATCTTGAAAGGTACATCAACGAGGAATCTAAATTGTCTTTTGAAACAAAACAGACAGACAATTATTTATCTTTAATTGACAGTGTTCAGAGATCACATAAGAACAGGCCAAACATTGATGACATTAATGTTGAGGTGGATAAGTCAGTAGTTCCCCACAGATATAAGTGGGTAGGTGTGGAACCTGTTGTAATTGAAGACGCTGAGATCTTGGCTGCTTCGAAGTTACTTTCAGATAATATTAACTCAGAACGTCAGCGGAAAGAAGACTCTGCTAAGTTGGTTGAACTTAATAACAAAGCAGCGACTAAGTTTATGCAAGTTAAAGGCATTGTTATTGAGGAAAAGAAATCAACTGAGGAAGTGCAACAATTAATAGGAGCATTGACAATAAACATCCAAGATCTGACAGCCATGATAGAACAACTGACGAGACAGAATCAAGGAGAGATAGCTAGACTGACTGAGCATAGAACAGCAGTCTCCAATCTCCAGAACAGAATTGAAGAAGAGAAGGTGAATCACGCTGATCTGACGAAGAGGTTACGGCTTGACGAACGCAACTCGAAGATCCTGAAGTCAGTGCGTGATGCAAAGCCGAAGGTGCTAAACAGTGTCTGGGGCACTGTGTTAGAGTCAGCAGCTTATGCTTTCTCCATTATGCGTAACGAACCTACGACTGTTGAGAAGACTGCGAAGGGATTTCTTGCTAATGGTCTGTCGGCAAAGTCACTCTCAGGTTCTGCAAAGAGCGTCTTCGGGATTGCAATGCGGGATACACTTAGGACTTTGTTTGCACCTACATGTGGATTTATAATTTTTGACGAGCCAACCTCCGACAGTGATGACGACAGGACTTTCGCTATCATGGGTTGCTTAGAGAGCATACCAGGTCAAAAGATAATAATCACTCATTCAGACAAATTTGATGCCTACGCCGACATGGTGATTGACCTATGAGATTCGGAACACCGTTAATAAAACTTATTAAGTTATGTATAGTAGCAGATGGAGTTGATAAGACAACACAATTTCTTTGTGGAATCTTAATTGATATTTGCAGAGAAGAGAAGACAGATGGATACAGGATAACATTTCCATTCGGAGAGACAGTAGAAGTTTTAACCAATGATCACCATGAGGAGATTCCACAATGATTAATTTTTACAATGTGCTTACTAAACTTGACAACGCTGATGGAAGTAACGAGAAGAAAGAAATATTGAAAGCTAACCCTGGATACAAAGCGTTGTTTAAATATGCGCTGGATCAGGATAAGTATTATCATTTGACAGAGCTACCACCGTTTGAATACGAGGGAATTGTAGATCCACTTGAGTATTTGACTTGTTTAAGTAACAAAGGATCGTGCACACATGCAGAAGCTAAAAATTTATCAAACGCAGTAGGTCCAGACCCAAGAGCAAGAGAAGTTGTCAATCGTATCCTGAAAAAGGATCTGAAATGTGGAGTAGGGGCAAAGCTCGTAAATCAGGTCTGGAAGGATCTCATTTTCAGAGTTCCTTATCAAAGGTTTTCATCTTTCAAAGATGTTGACAAGATAAAATTTGAAGGTAATACTGTTCTGGTTCAAGTTAAATATGATGGCATGTTTTCATATCTGATGGAGGATGGAAGTTTCCTCACTCGTAATGGTTCGAGATTCAAGGTTCCTGGCTTTGTAGGGCTTGATAAGATCTTTATGGGAGAGCTGTTGGTAGTTGACATCGACGGACGGTATATGCCGAGGGCAGTCGGAAACGGAATCCTCAACAGCATTATCCAAGGTGGACCAGTAACGCATGACGTTGTGTATGTTACCTGGGGGTTCGTAACTAAAGAAGATTTCAGAGCAGGAAAGTCAGATAAAACTTACTATGATACATTCATAGAACTTAGGTCTATGGAACTGCCAAGTAACATGATCATATCAGAAAGCAAACATGTCAAGTCACTTGATGAAGCTCTGGACTACTACTCAGAGGCTAAGAAGCGAGGTGAAGAAGGTGCAATGATCAAGGTTGCTAACCTCCTGAAGTGGAAGGATGAGTCAAGCGGTACAAAGTACGGCTGTAAATGCAAACCTCATTCAGATATTGAGATGGAGATAGTCAAGGCACTCTATGGTGATGTTGGTGACAAGTACGAGAAGGTTATGGGAAGACTGCTTGTTAAGTCGAAAGAAGGTTTGGTAGTTGGTTATGTTGGAGGGGGCTTCACTGATGCTGATAGAAATCTGGGAGTTGATTGGTGGAACTCTCATGCTGGTGATATAGTAACTGTGCGGATAACTGGATTGAGTTTGGCGAAAGGTAGTGAAACCTATGGCATGACTCACGCTCGCTTTATTGAGACTAGGTTTAACGATAAAGACGAGGCTAATACTTATGAAGAAATCAAATGGTTGGTGGACGTATCATGATTGAGAAAGCTATTGAAGAGTTAACAAAAGTGTTAATGAGTTTGAAAGATGTCGATGTTAAGAATCTTGAGAAACTATTGGAAGCTAAAGCCTCTATTATAAGAGGTATGACCTTACTCAAAAAAGCGATGGAGGAAAAGAAATGACCGCTGTGTTTGCTCAAGAACTTGACCCTAATGGGAAGTCTCCTAAAGATCCTGGAGCTAAACTGGATGCTAATAAACCGCTGGCGGCTCAGATACTTGGAATGTTTGCCAATGCGCTACTGGCAGTGTCAGACGTAGGAACTTTCGGGGCATCAAAATATTCTATGGGAGGATGGCAGAAAGTAGAGAATGGAGAGACTAGATATGGTGATGCTAGACTTAGACACTTTCTCTACCGGACAGCAGGGGAAGAGTTCGATAAAGATTCAGGCTTACCTCATCTGGCGCACGAAGCATGGAATGCTCTAGCTGAGTTGGAGCTATATTTGCGGAGAACTACTCCCCTTTAACCATAACTGAATCTCCTTCTCCCGGCGATTGATAAGCCCTTGAGAGATTCTACCGTCTTCATATTTCCATCTTCTCATCTGACCAGGGACTTCTGAATAGAGTCCCTGGTTTAGTTTCCTAAGAAGTGTAGAGTTGGCAAAAGCCGAAGCTCCAATATTGAAAACAAAACTCGTAAGTGCTGCGAATTGATTGTCTGTCAAAGTTACTTTCACATGTTTGTTGACGGCATCAACAGCAAACCTATGGTCTTGATCGTACAGGTCATCAATCTGTTGATCGGTAAGTCCTTGAGAATACTTAACAGGTATGCCTTTGATTATGATTTTGCCGGAAGAGAGTTCACTCTTAGTCAAACAGTGGCCAATTCCAATCGTTGGTAAACCCTTAGAGTCAGAGTAAACAAACGGAACTCTTGCTTCTAATTCTTCTATAAAATTCATTATTTCACCAGAGCTTTCAACCAATCAAAAACTTTCGCAGCAGCCACAACAGCAACTCCTAAATATATAACTGTTCGTTGCCAGTTAAGAGTCTTCCAATCCTCAAGTTGTTTCAATCTACTATCATACCCTCCACGAAATCCCTCGCATTTCTTTCCACACTCATCACTACAATGTTTAAGCCTTGACAAGTCTGAATTAACCTGCTCTGATCTAGCGGTGTTACTCTGGTCGATAAGTTCTTTAAGGGCTAAGAGTTTGTCCCTAAAAAGTTTCTCGGATCTCGCTTCACTTTTGTCAATCTCTATTATCAGCTTATCCTTCTGTTTGTCCATCTTGTCATAGACATCTTTCAACTTCTCGTCCAGTTCGTCCATTATCAATTCCTTATGCCTTAATTATGGCTTCGACTTCTCGTCGTTTCTGGGCTAGACCAAGCCAGCGTTTCATTGTTATGTCTACCTCTTCGGGATTTGAGGTGTCAACTGTGGCATCAGCTCCAGCATACATTGATTCCCCTAAAAAAGCAACTCCAGAGCATCTTGAACTTATGATGAAGAGGAGATCAGGTCTGGTTTTCTTCGCCATTTCGCACAAGAACACACCAGCGGGTTTGAAGTTCTCAAGTCTGAGGTCTGCTATTACCAGATCAACGTCCTTATCACTTTCAATAATTGTCATAGCATCCTTGTAACTGTGAACACAGACAACCATTTCTACTCCGAGTTTAACCAAGCTGGCGCAAGTTTTCTCAAGTTCATTATCGTCTGATTCTACAACTAATACTTTAAGTTCTGCTATTTTACACATTGGCGGTACTCCGATATAGTTTTGATAATTTTTCCTTTATTGCTGGAGTTGACATTGGGTCTTTACGATTATATTCGACAGGAAAGTAATTTTTATGGCCAAATAATTGAACTGCTCCGTAATATCTGTAGCATCCTAGATATCTGAGATACGGAAACTTATCTTTATTGACTTCTCGTATTGCTAAAAGATTTCTAAGAAATCTAGCATTATCTCTACAGAAACCAGCATAAGTTCCAGAAGAAACTAGCCAATCAATATCATGAATAAGACAGGCAGGAGCTACTCTCATCCCATAAATACTATCAGGTACTAAGGCATCTCCAATACCGTCACCGGCCCCACAGTAAGTTGGGAAGTCTTCAATGCGTATGGTATGAGGCCAATAGTATTGCATGAAGTACGGTACTTCAAGTTTAATTTCACTATAATTTATCGTTACGTGTTTCATTCGGCCTCTCCATTATAATACCGAAGACAGTTAGTACGCAATCGTAGCAATACCCATGACTAGCTACAGTACCTGGAATATAATCACCTGGTACTCTGTAGAACTCACCATCACTAAACTTTATCTTGTGGCAAACACAGCACTGACTTACTAACTTCAGCTTTTCTTCCACTTATTTAATCCTTCTTTTATTCCTTGGCCAGAGACAATTGAAACCAGTATACCAGCTACATACATGAACTCGTCAGACACAGTTACCATCACTCCAAGGTTTATGCTGATGTGTGACCAAGTGTAAGCCATGATAACCAATACTGCAGCAGCAACCCATTTTAGAAATTCCATTTAGAACTCCTGTGAGCAATCCATTTGGTATAAGGCACAGATAGTTTCCCATCTGTTTAAGTAGTCTTCTTTATTGATCTTCGGGAGGAATGATTTTGGATTTCTATCCCCTTTAGAAGAATTCAATCCGGCTATTACTGGAACTAAATTTACAGGATTATTAAAAAAATCTCTACGTTTATCCATGCTCCATTTGAGAGCACCTAATTTTTCTGCTACATTGACAGGCACTACATGGTCGATCTGAATTGCTTCCTTCGGAACTGCTACCCCGGTAAAATAACAGGTTATGAAAGTAACTTTATGTTCCTCCATAACCTGATCTCTTACCCCAGCTTTGAACCTTCCCCAATTATCTTCCCTCTCTCCAGCGTAGAGGAGAGAGGGGAGCAACAGGAGAATTGAAAGTAACTTTATCATAATTTAGCCGCCTTGTTTCTTGCTTCTCGAATGGTGGCAGCACAAGCAAAAGTTGCGCGAAAGTTTCTTATAATATCTTTCATTTTGTAAACAGTTCGCTGAGGCAGAGGCATTGCGTCTATACCGGCTTTCCTGGTACATTCTGGACATTGAAACATCAAACTGCCACAATCCGTTCCATCTGGCCCACCGCAAAAATCACATTTCATTCAGTCCCCTCCAGCGTCATAATCGGTTCCTGGTTGGTGTACTCACGATTATATCCACCATCCCAACTTCGAGTGTAGGCTTGCGAAAACGACAGTGCTGTGCTTCCTTGATTGTCGGCGGTGAGTTTATTCCCCATGACGAAAGTATTCCCGTCCCCTTTGACGTAGGTCGATGCACGATCACCGGATGTACCATTCCCCTGACCATACCAGTACATTCCGAAAGCCTGTAAACCAAGCTGCGCGAACGGGAGTGTTGCTTTGACGTAATCCAAGCTAGTGTCTGGCTTAACGAGCTGCTGCCCTGCTGTTGAAAAGTAAGAGGCCGTTACTCCGACCTGACATGCTGCATTGTCTCCACAAGCCGCAATACCTTCAGCGTAGGCAATCCTTGAAAGAGAATTGCTCTCCATGATCTGCGTGTTGAGTTCACGGATACTCTGATCTGCACACCCTGAAGTAGCAAGCATGACGCAGACAATAAGTAAGCTGTTAAGTATAGGCCAGAAGTAATCAGGTTTCATTGGTTTCATATTGTTCCTTTATTTTTATGTGGTTGCAAGATAGTAGTTAAGTATAAATCAAAATCCGGCAATAACAACGCCCTTACCCATAGTGTCAACCGCCGTATTTACTCTCTGAGCAATTTTCAAATGTCCCCCTGAATTTGGATGAGCAAAATCAACCAAATCACCTGATACTAACAGTGTCTTGCAGTCAAGTAAGGTGCAAAATTGTTTAGTCGCACAAACCTCTGAGACAGCCGTGCGGTAATCATCCATAGTATTGCCAAATGTATTTGCGATTTCCGAGGTAAACATTGTGAATGTTTGACAAATAATCCTAACGCCAGGAATAGCAGCAACCAATTTATCAATTAACGAGTTATACGCAGTTTTGAAATTAGCAGCAGATTGTTTGTTTAGATAATAATCGTTTGCCCCTATTTCCAAATAGATAATGTTCGGGGAATACCCAGCAATCCTGGAAACAAAAGCATCCTCAAGAATCGTAGTATTAGTATCTGCGTGTAAAGACCTTCCGCCATAACCTTCGAGTAGCACTTTTTTTCCGTATGATCGCAACAGCATTGCCCACCCGTTGTATTCAATGTCAGTTGCAAAAGCTCCGGTTGCTATAGAATCACCGTATACAACAATTCTATCTCGTGTTGTCGGCGGAATTATCGTGAGTTCGTCTGTCGGATAAATCACAGAGTCAATGTACGTGCCCTTTATCCCCGACGAATAATTTTGGAAACCGGCTGTTATATCTCCGGTCCGTGTACCACTTCCAGGGACAGCTAGAGATATGGTTTTTGCACCATTCGCCGTAAATGCAATTGATGTTTGGTTAACTCCATCATATCGTAATCCGAGTTTCGCATTATTTGGATACACTGAATAGATATCTGTTGTACCAGTAATCGTTAATATACTCGCTGTGGTCGTAAACGCTAGTCGCGCAAACGGCGATTGTCGTGGGGTTGCAACATTGTCGTACACGTTGTCAGACAAATCATCAGGGTCAACAGTGTATTTAACTACTGATTGCGCTTCTAGGTTATAACAAACTGGATTAATTCCTAAGATTACTATTCCTGGCTTACCTGGGCCAGCATATGTTGCATCGGTGGCTTGCGCCATCGAAACAGTTACCCCGTTTTCGATTACGCATCCATACAGTGTTGATCCAAACGCAGTGATTGAAATTGTGTATTCTTTTGTATGAGCGTATCCAGATATTTTTATTGGGCCAGCTATTAGCGAGGCATTATCCCCGCCAATAGCCCTTCTTGAAATATAAAACGATCCGTTGTATATAAGAGCACAATAGCCAGACCTATCGTCATTGATCCTAATTCCTGGGCCTATTGCTGTAGATACGTTTGTTGCATTGAGTTTAAAACTACCGGTGACTGAATAGTCGCTTGTAGGCGGAGTCACATTATTAAAATGCAACCCTGATATAGTAGCAGTGTTGGCAAGGTAGTCAGCAGATGATACCTGACCAGCTGCCGTTGTCTGCTCGTTCCACGTTCCACCAGTCTCAGGCGTATGCACGTCGAGGCTGGTGTTTGCCGCCTCTGTAAATGTATCGAGAAAAAATGGAGTAGCCATAGTTAATCTGTCGCTCCCGTATCAACCCATGTTCCCCGAACAACATCAATATACCATCGCCATGTAGCAGATCCGGTTTGTCGCCTGGTTGCTACTGCACTAGCCCCGATAACATTTGGGGAATCAACACAATCATTTGCATCAAGCGTAGATCCTGATAGATCAAACGCCTCACCGCTTGGCGGGTTTAGCTCCACAATGTATGCGGCATCAATTAAAATTGTGCGGCTGATATTGTAGGATACTGCCGGTAGAGTTATATCTACCTCGGCTGTTGATCCATAATTTGTAATGTATTTATTTGCAAGGAGTTGATCCTCGGATACTGAGGTATCAGTTGTGCAGATAAGAGTTGCTGGTTTATTGTTATCCTTTAAATCAAGAGCTGCCTTTGTTGCTTTTGCGCTTGGGATGGTATCATCACTTGCAGACACAGAGGATAGATCTGTATCAAGAGTTAGGCTTGTTCCCCACGCAGATCCAGTTGAAACTGGGATACCTGCCCCTGGGTATGTCATTGATCCACCAGAAACATCAGCCCACGAAGCATCTGTGCCATCTGTCGTCAAAAACTTGCCAGTGTTACCCGTTTGGCTGGGCAGTGAGTCGCCGCTAGAGGGAGTTGCAAACGTAGGTGCTGCGCTTGCCCCGTTTGATTTAAGATATGTCCCATCGGCACCAAGTGCCAACTCGATTACATCTCCATCGGCGTTGGAATAGAATAACCTCCAAGCTGTCTGAGCAACGAATGAGGTAAGATTGCTATAGGCTGGACGCCCATAAAGTTCAGAGAAATTGGAATTTATTTTTACCTTCTCTGTGCCCCATAAAACCCCTGAACCACCGAGTATTGTTTGTTGTGCCATGTTACACTCCTATTATTACAAGGCTGTCAAGTAGTTCAAGTGCGTCAAGCATCTCAGTATTGACCTTAAAATATTTTAGTGCTTTGTTGAGTATCATTCATTCATCAATGAACTATACATAGCGTATCTGGGTCGCCGTTTGTCCGATAAATATTCCCGGCAACAAGCCCACCAGAAATCGCGGCAGCATTATTTGCATATGCTGGGACGACACTCAGTAAAAACTTAAACGGAGCGGCACGTTTTGCTGTAAAAACATCTGCGCCACCGGCATTTATAACATAAAAACCATCCTCATCGAAACGAGCTATAGCTGTACCATTATGCCCAATATACAATGTATTGAGTGCATGGATTAAATCATAGTAGGTTGTATCTGCCGATTGCTCTAACCGCCATCCGTCAGTCCACGCTGAACCAGGGGATTTAAAATGAGCAAAACCAGTCGGCCCGGTTTTATTAAATCCATATTTCGATGCCGAAAACAACAACGGAAGTTTACCAGTACCTGTATTAACCGCTTGGATATAATAGCTACCAAGGGTATTATCCCAACCGATGTTTAATTTTTTAGTAACGCCGCTACGATACTTTAACCTGAAATTGCCTAACTCGTTGGCAATCGGTGCATCAGTAGCAAGTATTGCCGTATCACCTCTATCGGTTAAATCGCGGTAATCCAAATAACCTGACCATTGCCTCTTGGTTGCTACTTTCGTTGCCTCAAACAACACCAGTGATTTTTCTACCACACTGCCTTTTTCTGCATGAGAATATGCAGTTATAATCCCTCCAATCCATGCAACCTGACGAGTCATGTAGTCCGCATCGAGATAGGTATTTGTGAGTGCGCCACACTCACAAAGGAAAGCCGCAGCCCCCTGTGAAGCAGCCCATGAGGTAAGTAAAGGGGATTCGAGACTGCCATAAATTGATGTTGTATCATTTGTTACACATTGTGCAGATATTGCGGCTAATACAGGCGCAGGATCTGCTCCTATTTCCCAATACGGAACATAACCGGGAAACGTGGTTCCAGCGGAACCCACATAATCGTGGCAATCAATTACTGCGACAGGGGAAACTGATAAAAATAAGTCTCTTACTATAACTGTTTCAGCTTCTGAAGAAGCTGCTGACCCCTTGGTAGCACTAACATAATCAGTCCAGTTGTAACCGTAGTTCTGCACCAGATCCACGCCGTTTACGTTATTGTGGTCACGACTGTTATTTAGCCCCCAAGGATTCACGCAGGGGATAATTACATACCGAGTGTTACGCATTTTAAGCAGTGATTTATCGGTCCCAGTGTACCCAATCGCCCGGTAAAAAAATCTCCACAACCCTAACATGCTTGAGATTTCCTCTCCGTGATGGCCAGAAACAATCATCACAGTACGGTCATAATAATCTGGGGTAAATGTGTAGCTGTGAAGTTGCAATGTTCCTGATTCATCAGTGCCGAGATTAGCCTTTGCAATTGTCAACCCCGCGATTGTGAGACTGGTAAAATAATCCCATAGAGCAACAATGTCAGCATAGTCGCAACTTGCGCCGTAAACTCGCGTGTCTCCTGGGCCAAATGTATTAGCAACAGAATCTTGTGCTGATGGTTCGGAGACACCTGTATAGATGTGTCTGAGATAGCTCGATTCAAAACCTTTTGAGGCATATAACTCGCCAAACATATTATTAAGTTTGGTTTTTATGGCTGACCATAACACACCAGCTCCGCCTGTAATTGTCTCGATTGCCATTATATATACACCTCAAAAGTGTCTAGTAATTCAAGGCTGTTTATCATTTCAGTTTCTGCAACGGTACATGTCTCATCAAGATACCTAGCTGCTCGGCAAATTGTTCTAGCAGGAGTGCCAAGTGCATACTGCGCGTAACCCATGGTGCTATTGCCAACCAATCCCCCCGACACATTGAGATATTCACTCGCCTCGATGTTGGTGATAATAGTCTCAGCACTTCGCAAAGTGTTTTCGTCAACGAGGTAGATTGCCCTGTGCTCGGCTGGTAATGATGCCCACAGCTCGGCGGCAGACAGCCCGATACTATCAACCCCATCAGGAGCGTAGAAGATAAGGCCGGTGCGGGGAATACCTCCTCCAGCGTGAGATCCGATACTCCTACTAGCACCTCTAGTTATAAACCTAGAAATACTCATATCTCTTCCCAACCAGCAGTAACGGCCGCTGTGACTGTAGGCTTGACTAGTTTGTAAGTTCCAGGAGCGTCAACGATAACGTTGTTTGGATTGTCTGATAGTTTTATCACTCCGCTTTTATCGGTAGCTGGGTGATAAGCTCCGTCAGAAAATAGCTTGTAGAGAAGAACATATTGTTCAGGACCAAGACCAGAAGCATCAATTACGAAAGCTCCTGTAGGGGAGAAAGCCGTAGCTCCTGCTACAGCCACGACTGCGGTTTGGGCATTTATAAGAACAGCGAGAGCCATATAGACCTCCAATGAAAAAGGGTAAAGTTACTTTATAAAGTAACTTTACCCTCTTCGGTCAAAAATGTAAAGTAACTTTTATGCCGCCACGGACTTGATGATGATGAAGTTGATCACCAGTGCCTCTCCAAGGTTTCCGGCAGTGAGGTTACTTATGGTTAGGTTGAAGCCGGTCCCGGTAGGCTCACTTGCTACAACAGCGTATGAACCTGGGGTGGCCTCACCAGACTTTACACAAGCAACTACCACATCAGTAGCAGCACAGGTGGTATTAGCTACGGCGAAAGTAACTTCAACGCCAGCGTTAAGAGTAGCGTTATGGGTAGTGATAGCTCCACAAATTTTGTTGAGTTCAACTCCTGTTGCTTTACTGGTGATCTGAGTTACAGCACCACCAGCCCCAGTTGCATACCCGATAGATCCAGTGGCAGATACAGTTGTACCAGTGAAGCTACTTGCTCCAGAAATAGAACCTACAAAAGTTGATCCTGCTAATGCTTGAACAACGCCTTTAATAGTTCCAGGCCATGAAAAAGAAAGTCCCATTTTAAAATCTCCTTATTTGATATATTCTTGGTTACTGCCTAACGAGTCAGCCTCGTAGTGCATGTCGATAAAAGTAGCTAGAATATTTCCAGCTACAGCGTCAGATCTTGTGAGCTTAACTTGAATAACGGAAGACAGAGACAATCCAGTTGTGTCAATTTCACCTAAATGAGTTATTTGATTAAGAGTTCCAGAAACATAAGTATAGGCACTATTAGCAGTTGACACCACTATTGGATCACTCCAGGCTGTTGTCTTAGCTGCTCCTTGATTTTGTTTTCTGTACTTCCAAGTAAAGGTTCTAGCAGTAGCGTTTGTTTGCTCCCAATGGATATGAAACATGAATAAAGACCCAGGCTTTGTTTTATGTCTGAGTTGATATTTCTGAGCTACTATATCCCCATCATTTGCTATATCACCAGATGGTTGAAACACAACAGCTTCTTCTACCCAATCATAGTCGGCAGTTCCTGGAGTTGAGTAAAGATTCTTTCCACTTAAAGGCTCTGATATGTCTTCCCAGACAGTAGCAGATCCATTCAACAGCATATGGCCGTTACTGTCGAAAGTAACTTTGTTAACAGCTCCACCAGAATTTAAAGTAGTGACGTTTGCGGTTGTTATATTTGCCGTTGTAATATCACTAGACGTTATGGAAAGACTGTCAGCTATAGAACCAGCCAGCAGCTTCATCTTTCCTATAAGTAATCCAGGCCAAGTAAAGTTAGCCATGTTACCACCCTTCGTTTATATTATAAGCTCTTACCGCTTCTATTGATGTGAGAGATCTTATCGTGTCTTTATGTGTCCAAGCTGCTGTTACTATAGCTTGTTTGATAGTCATAACTTCTCCAGCAATACTTAGCATCTCTTGAGCTGTCGGCAGTTGAGTCTCGTTATCAAGAGTTCTGTAAGGGACAATACTTGACCCTAGCCCAGAGATAACCAATAACTGTGCTGCTTGGGCTACGTTAGAAAGATTAGCTCTATCAAACTCATCTCTGAATTGAATAAACTTCTTTCCAGCAGGGAAGTCTACTTCTACATCTGAGTAAGTTTTTGAAATTCTCAAAGAGTCAACATTATCACACAGAGTCTCTATTTCTCTATTAAGAATACTATTAGCTATATCTTGAGAAGCGTAAACAAATTTTGAGTCGAAGTATTTGTATATTAAAGGTTGAATATCGTCTGGAACGCTTTCAACTTCTATCTCATAGGCAGTTGAGGAAGTTGTTGTTGGGTCTACAAGTCTATAGCCAACTACTTTAGAATCAGTTAGTATGAAATTGCCTACATAAAGAACTACTGAAGTTTTCTTGTCTACAATTATCTTCATATTTACCCCACCTTTACAACGAAAACCATCTCATAAGCTGGAGACGAAGCAGCACACATTACTACAAACGTGTTTGTATCTACCGTTACTAGGGACTTATATTTATTAGACAACGGTTTTGTAACACCTATTACTCTTGAACTTCCTATATGTTTAGGCACATCTTTACCCCTAGTAGCCGCCGTATAAACCTCTAAACCTTCAGTTAAAGTCTTAACAAATAAATGTCTTCCGTCTTGAAGATCTACCCTAGTAAACCCTTCCTCACCAGTAGTTAAAAAGCTAGACGGTAAAGTTATAGTATTAGTTTGCAATATAACTGTACCAGTTATGGAGAATTCTCTATACACAGCAGAAGAGTAATCAGTAGCAAGAGCAGTATAACTACAGCAGTATATAAGGCTTTCTGACTCTACTACTATGTAGCTAAAATAATAGCTACTGCCGCTAAGTGCTACCTGGGAACCTAAAGATATAGAAGTGTCTGTTATGGTTCCGACCTTTGTATAAAGTGTGGCACTAAACGTGAATAAGAATTTACTTGCTGAAATTTTTGTAAGGTACAAATCAATAGCATTATCTACAGTAGTGGCAGTAGGGGCAGTACCAACAGTTATAGTTGCTCCTGAAATAGATATAACTCTACAATAGCCACTAGTAGTCTCGGCATAGGCTACAACAAATTTGTTTGTGTCTATACCTATTAAATCATAAACGGTACAACTTGTAGAGTTTATAGATATAGGGGTTCCCATAGCTGGTACTGTACCAGTAACAGTTATTATACCGGCAGTTGCGTAGACTGTAGAAGTGGCGCAGTATGTAACCAATGCTTTATTATCTTCTACCCTACAGACTACTGGTTTTTTTGAATTTACTGTAGCTAGGCTAACTTCAGCTCCTATGGATATATCTAATCCACTTATCGTGAGAACAACAGCATACATAGTTGTGCTTACTACATAAACAACCAAAACTTTATTGCTAGCTACCATACAGGCAGACGAATAAGTTGTAGTGGATGTTTTTATTACTGTGGGAGTTCCAGTTGAAATAGAGTTATGATCAAGATTTACATTAAGAAAACTATATTTTTTATCTGCTGAGTCGTCAAGCATTATAATAGCGGTAGCTCCTTGTTCAAGCTCTCCTATAATATCTCCGTCATAATTCTTTACATAAAACTTATAGTCTCCAGTATTTGACAATACATACAGGGGTCCACCTTCTTTACTGCTTGTTGGTAACGGAAGGGAAATATACAAATTATCAACTGTTGTTGTTATTAAGTTTAGCCTTTCAGATGTTAGCGTTGTATTTGTTGAAACGCTCCATACTTTCTTTCCACCTGTAGAAGAAGTATCTATAGATATAACCTCCCACTCAGGATCAACACCTGGCTCTTTTAAAGTAACGTCTGCTAAATTGGAAAGTAACATCCAATAAGACCCTGAGTGAAGGACAGATGATGGTATAGCTAACGCCCCTGTAAGGTCTGACCAGACTCCTTTAAAGTTGGCTGTTTGTGCTGCTAGGTAAGCAGAGTTTACATTCACATCTATTTCATCTGCTGTGCTGGCTATGTCTGCTGCTTGGTCATTAGCTTCAGTTACAAACGTAGGCAATGCTGCTAGGAAGGTATCGCCTTCAGACGAAAAAGTTGTTGGTCTTTGTCTACTAGGAGGTGTTGGTAATGCTGTTATGCTCATTTGTTACCTCTATTATGTTAATCCTTCAAGTTCAAGTTCACACGTACTTTCATTATAAAACTGTACTGTTATTTTAAAGTCTCTATAGTATCCATAAATTATTAATGGAGAAGATTGGTAAAGCTATGAACTTGTTTTTTGTCTGTCTTATAGGCTCAAAAAAGTAAGTGTATAAGTCATAAACAACAGTATCATCAGTAAGGTCTATAGTCTCGTTGTAAACTTCTCCTTCTTCAGGATCAGTCATAACTATGTCTATAGAAGTAGCTGACAGATTGAGAAAAGTTATACCAGATACTCTTCCAGGAAGAAGTTCCAACTCTATGGAGTTTGCATTTGTTGTTTGCGAACCTACTTTAGAGTCAAACATTTTCCAAGCGTTAGTAGCTGAATACTCTGCCCACCAAGTAGATTCAGCTTCTTCAGGATCATGATTGGTATTGCTAGTCTGTAACGACTCCCAAATAACATGATTTTTAATAACCTTTGCGTCCACGTCATACGTTGTTGCTGCCGACCAAGTAGCGTACTCAGTCTCAGCAACATTTGTTGACACAAGTATAGCGTCAGTTATTTCAGTAGGTCTAAGTAATTTCATACAACCCTCACATCAGGCATACCATCCCCATCCCATCTTGAAAGTTGCTTTGCAGTAACGGCAGTGTTAGAAACTATAGCTGCCATCACCTGTCTGAGAGCAGCCAGCTCCTCTTTCAGTTCCTTCATGGTATCTCCACTTGTCACGTTAACTACCTCACCTGCTGTCAATCTTACATTAGGAATAGCTAGATTGTCAATACCTGATGGTCCGTCAACAGAAAAACTGCCGCCTGTGGCGAAGCTGTATATTCCCTCAGAAGCTCCCCAGGCTGCGAAGTGTTGTTCTGGGGTTACACTATCTTTTGCTATAGCTGTTAGGAATGCCTCTTTTGCCGATTCTATAGAAACAGCGTATCCACTATCAAATAGGCTTGTTGCTTTTGCCTGGATATAGTCGGCAGTGTTAAATGAGCCAGACCCATATTGAGTAGGAGACATAGCAGAGTCTCTGCTGGACAGCCCGTACACATTCTCCATCTCCCCCCATTGCTGATAATGCTGATATGGGGTTACTCCGTCCTTAGTCAACGCTTGTAAGAACATATTCGCAGCCTCTTCAACGCTGGTAGCCCAGCCGCCTTTAACTAAAGATTCTGCTTTGGCCTGAATATAATCAGAAGTATTAAACGTTGTACCGCCTCCACCAGAACCAGCAACGGCACTAACAGCAGCAGATGCTTTGTTATACATAGCTATGGCATCAGCTATTGACATGACAGTAGTCTCAATACCAAGCAATGAGTTTAATTGAGAATCAAGAGAAGCTATCATTGCATTATAGCTGGCTTCTTCCATCTCTATTTGTGCCTCAATTGTTGCTACTTGAGCTTCGGCTGTTGTTAATTGTTCAGTTGCCAAATCTTTTAAGTTCTCAGTAAACCCTACAGATTTCTTCAAAGCTATTTTATAGTCTGCTCCAGTTGAATAATAATCTGTGCTAAATTTTACTGCTTCTGAAAGAGTTTTATCAAGTCCTTCAGAAATATCACCAGACAGACCTCTACGTCTAAGATCAGCTTGTGCTGTTCTAAAAGTATTTTCTTGTAGTACATCGGAACCTTTTAAGGTATCGAGAGCACTGTCAAGTGCCGATATTATACCCTCAAGTTCAGATACTTTCTCGTTCGCCAGAGAGAGCTGTTCGTTAAGTCCTTTCATAACTTCCTCGTAGCGAGTAGTTATGGAGTCCTTCTCTGCTGAGAAAGCGTCTTTTAATACTTGGGTTGCGTCCGTTAATTCATCCTTAGCCTGTTGTAATAATTCTTCGTTTATCTTTCTCCAAGTAAGACTTACAGCTTCTCTTATTTCTTCAAACGAAGCTCCAAGTTCTTTTAACTTAGCTACTGTCTCTTTCTGTGTTTCCCATATACCTTGTATGGATTGTTGAAAATCTTCTAAAGTTCCTACACGCAAGTCATAGCGAATATCGTACATCATATCAGCTAATTCATCAGCCATTTCTTTAGCAGTTTCTAGTTGCTCTTTGTTGTACTCTTCTTGTATTTTATTAAGCTCAAGATTCCTTGCTTGTTCAACTAGGGCATAATCAGATTCAGCAGCCTCTAAGTCTTTAAGTTCTTTTACCTGTTCGTCGTAAGATTTGTTAAGGTCGAAGATCTCTTTAGTCAGATCGTCCATTGTCTCAGTTATAAAAGTATAAATGACATCTTCGGTTATCTTAGCAATGTCCCTGAGATTATCCTCCATGTCATCTGTTATAACTGTGATTTGGCTATTGTATTGAGATAGAGCAGACCCTGCTAATACGCTAGCTTCCAAGTATGAAGGTCCAATAGTACCACCATCAGCATAGTCTTTGTTCACCATCTCAAGCAAACCAGCATACTTAGCAGCGGAGCGTTTATTAACTACAAATTCACCGCCCATTCCATAAGAATTGGTGTTGCCCATAGTTCCAAGATATACATCGTCTTCATAGCCGTTACCTTGATTTATCCAACCAGATCCGTATTTACCTAGCCAGCCCCCCTTGGCATTACCACTATCCTGATCGTTATCGTTTTCGTTTCCCCCTCCCCAATCTCCAAGTAATCCTCCGGGAGTTGTATCATCAGTTCTATCCCTTGAATCTATATCAGGATCTCCAAGCATACCATGGGCATTATTATCAGGATTCATGCCGGGGGACCAACTATTATCTAAATAACCATATGAGTAGTCTGTGGAAAACTCAGACGCATCATAATCAAATTGAGCAAACCCCATAGACTGAGAGGCTTCTTGCGCAGCTCCTGCGAATCCCACCATATCAGCTACAGCACTTCCTATTTCAGCTACAGCTCCAACAACCCCTCCCACCAAGTCACCAACAACTTCTCCAAGAGATCCAAAAGCCTTTCCAAGCTCTTTTCCAAGCTCAGTGTCCTTAGCCATGTTATATCCAAGTATACCAAGAATACCTATAACAGGGCTTGTAGCAGAAGCTAATGCTCCTATTGCTAATCCTAAAGCCTTACTTGTAGCTATGGAGTTAAACGTTTTAGTTGTAGCATCTTCAACAGATTGTGCAAAACTTTTAGTGGTTTGCGTGTGTGTTTTTGAAACTTGAGTAGATGATTGTATTGCTTGAGTAGATGCTTGAGTAGTTTGTAGAGATTTGTCTTTAACTTCTGTTTCTCTACTGTTGGCGTCTGTTACCTGATGAGTTGTCTTGGTCAACTCTCTCATAGCATCAACAGACATAAAACCGTTCTCAGACAGTTGCCGGAACAACGAAATCAAGTCTTCAAGTGACATATTACCAGAAGATGTCGCACGTCTACTGGAAGTCATACCCCCATCAGCAAACGCTAAAGCTGCACCTGTTCGCATCTGCTCAAGCATAGGTAAGTATTTATTAGTCTGCTCTGGCGGCATGATGTACTCTCCACCTTTGGCTAAGACTCTCTTACCATTCACTTTCCCAAGATAAAGATCATCAGTAGTTCCTGACCCACCTTGAAGTTTTCCGTAACCAGTAACTCCACCATCAGCAAAGGTATAATCACCGTTATCCCCCCATGTTGAGTCCATGCCTGAGCTAGAACTATCACTCAACCAGCTCCAGTCTATGCTGTTTATAGCCGATGTTATAGTGTTAGTTGTTGAGTTCCCACCGCTAGTTGTCACTCCAGGAGTAGAGTCTAAAACAATGTTCATCAAATCCTGAGCAGCCATTTGAGCTATCATATCCATGAACTTATCGAGGATACGATCAGCCATATCTCCGAAAGAGTCGCTTATACGTTCCCATGTGGATTCAGTATTATCAGCGTATTCCTCATTGAGTTTGTTAAGGTCATCCATAGTTTTAGCATAGACTTCTGCATACTCCTCTGGAGACATGTTCTCTTTAGCTTTAGCTAGATATTCGTCAAGGTTGGAAGTGTATTGCTGGAACATATCTTCGTTACCAGACATTGCACCTTCAAGAGAAGCATCATACTCTTTACGCAACCACTCGAGTTGTGCAAGCCCACCCTCTAAAGACTCATACTGCATCTGTTTTATTTTCTCTGAGATAGTAACCATCTCATCAGCGTACTTGTTCTCGTTACTTCCTGTGAATATATCCTTGAAGGTTGTAGCTAATTCGCTGGTGAAAGTTCTACCTAATTCAGCACCTATCTTGCCAAGAGTTATAGCTTCACGTTGAGATTCTTTAAGACCAGCTATGAAACCTGCGAAGATGTCGTCGCCTAGTTTGGCTTTGGCAATATCCTCCATCTCTTTTCTTAACTTGGCTGCTTGTTTAGCAGCTTCATCAAACTCTTCGCCAGAAACTCCATCTTTCTTGAGTTTACCAAGCATCTTATCAAACTTGTCTTGAATATCTGCTAACTCTTTATCCAACTCAGAAAGTCCACCAACTCCAGCGTCAGAAGCCATTTCTCTGAGTTCTGTATTGAAGTCTCTTATAGCGTCAGCTTCTTTTATACGCTGTTGAGTCATCAACTCACCACGCTGAATAGCATTATCATGAAATGCTTTGTCCATAGCTTCTTCAAGCTCATAGGACTCTTTCTCAGCGTCATAAGTTTTCTTTATTGTTTCTACAGTTTTATAATATTCCTCATCTAGTTTACTTAACTTTCTAGCTAATCTTATATCATCTGAAAGACCTATTTCAGAATTAAGTTTTTCTTCAAGCAGTAATCTTTTTGATGCTTTATCTTCATCTTTCTTTGCTTGTTCTTCGTTGGCTTGTTGAATCTGAGTAGTAGTTTTCTTATGCAACTCTAAGAGAGCTTTCTCTTTCTCCGCTTCAGTTGCGCTGGAATTTTTTATAAATAACTCTTGGGCATTTTCGTACTTACTTATATTTTCTAATCTTGTACCTAGAGTTTTGTTATCAGAGTTAGCATTAAATGTTTCTAGTTCTGAAGTAAGATTCATTAGCTTTGTATGTGAATCCTCGGCTTTCTTCTTCTTGTTCTCTTCCCTCTCATTAACCATTACTATGTCTTTGGCTGTTCTAGCTTGCTCTCGCTTAACAGAGTCTATATATGACTGCTCCTCAAGCAGCTCTTTCTTATCGTGGAAGTCTGAAAGTGACTTTAGAGCATTAGAATTTGAGCCATCTGCTGTGGTTGACTTAGTAGTTATTTTGTAATTCTCTATTTGAGATTTTATATAATCAAGATTTTTCAACTCCTTAGCCAGCTCACCAGACATATCGCCTGCCAAACTCCCAGCTATAGATGTGTCTGATTGTTGGGATTTTATAGCTGCTATTCTTGTCTCTGTTTCTAACAACTGCTTATTCAATTTAGCGTACTGCTCTCCGCCTATCTCGGTGTTTTTCTTGTAAGTAGCTTCCGCCTCGTTCATCTTATTAATAACATCATCTATAGCAGTAGCAGCGGCCAATAATCCAGCTATGACCAACTTACCAGCCATACCAAAGAAGAATGCGCTTATTACACCTCCCTCAAGTACCCAAGTGGGCAAGCTCAAAAGTTTATCAGCCATCCAAACAAAGGACTTGGTTAAACCAAAAGCACCTGTAGCTATATGTTCGAGAGAGGTTGCAAAACCTTGATCAGAAATAACTCTATTGAGATCATTAATAACTTCCCTAGCTTTCTCTCCTTCAAACGCTTTAATAAAAGCTCTTTCGAAAGAAGCAGCAAGCTCAGTCATTTTCATTTTTGTAGTATCTGATAACTGACTGAAAGTTCTATCTACAAACCCTGCTGATTCGGCTATGTTCTTCAGATTTTTATCTAAATTAGCAATATCTGTTACGAGTGCGTTTACCTGCATACCACGCATTCCAAAAGTCTGAAAAGAGAACTCAGACCAAGATCTAGCACTCATCGTGTTTTTTAATCTTTCTAATTCTTTACCTATACTTTGTATTCCTTGGAACTGCCCATCTTCATAAATAGCAGATAAATTTCCTCCGGCAGCCTTAAATAATTCAGAGGCTTTATGTGTTGGGTTTATCAATCTTTCAAAGGCAGTCCTAAGACTGGTTGCTCCCATAGACCCTTTAAGACCGTGATTAGCCATAACCATCAAAGCAGAAGCTACTTCTTGTATCGAGAACCCTGCTGTACTGGCAGTACCTGTCATATATCTGAAAGCTACTTGCATATCAGAGAAAGAGGCAGTAGACTTCTGAGCAGAGTACGCAACAATATCAGCAGTATCAGCTACAGTTAACATACCACCAGCAGCACCTTTAGAAGTTTTCTCAAAAGCTGTGGTTATAGTTACTAACTGTTCTGTGGCCTGACCTAAATCTAACTGAGCAACTGCTGAATACTTACTTACTGTTCCTATATTTTCTAAAGACGCACTTACGCTTTGCCCTGCTTTCTGTAGTTCCAGGAAACCTTTAGCTAACTGGGTAGGAGTCTGCCCTACTCCTTTCATTTCTAAAAGTTTTTCATTTAACTTACCAGCAGAGACAGCCCCTTCTGATAAGGATGAGGAGAACGTATTCAGCCATTCAAACTCAGTCCCCTTCTTAAATATCTGCATGGCAGATCCAACGGCAGCAAAGGCAGTAACCATCGGTAATATAGTCTGCCCATAAGTAAGCCACAAACTCCCCATAGCACCAGAAGCTCCTCTGGCTGCTGCGTGAAGTGATCTCATAGATTGAGTCATTACTCCAGCACTAGCTGCTGCTCTGGTAGTAGCTCCAGCATTTGAAGTTATAATAGCTGTCTGAGCTGTTAATGCTGCGTTAGCTGCTGCTATGGTAGTGGACAAAGCAGTAATCATAGGAGTCAGTTTTGCAAAACTGGCAGTAAGACTTGCAACAGCAGCTTGGTTGTTTCTTATACTAGCAGTATTTTTAGCATTAGCAGCAGTATTAGTGTTTAATGAGTTTGTATTTTGTGTTAGTGTTGTCTTATTATTTTGCATTGCTGTAGTCAAAGAAGTTAATGACTTAGCAGCAGCACTAGCAGTTGTTGTTAAATTTTTGTGTTGTGCTGTTAAAGTAGCATTTACTGTAGTGAGTTGATTGAACCCAGTCTGCAAACCAGTTGCCCCAGTACGCAATTGTTGAAAAGCAGCAGTCAGAGCGTTTACTTGTTGCTGGGCTTGCTGAGTATTTATTTGTACTTGAACAGCCATTCTCTACCTCTTTTTAAAAGAGTTTCTTAAATATAAAGTGTCGAGGGTTTGGATAATATCAAGGAAGTCCTCGGCACTAAGAATCTTTGCTATGTGCCTATTGTAGCTGAGAATTGCTGTGATGTCAATTGGATTAGGTCTTCGGAAAGTCTGTGTCCCGAAGCCTTTGGTAGGGATGGATTCTGTGTAGTGAGATCTTGAAGATGATAAAACGAGGAAGTGCCTGTATATCTCCGTGTAATAAAAGAAGATAGTTGGTCTGTCGTAGAGGGCTTGCGGAGTCTTGCCGAATTGTTCCTGGTACTGAAGAAGGGTGGGGAGTTGTGCTCCCCACTCAAGTTCCCACTCTAAATATCGGCTTAATTCTTTTTTATATCATCCACATCCGGTTCGAGGGGATAGTTTGACTTTGAGGTAGCGAAGTCAACGATGTCGCTTCGGAATTCAGGGTAACTCAGGAGGAGATTCTTAGCAGCTTCTGTTGAGTAGGGGATAGATTCCCCACCTTCAGTAATCCCGGCACCCCAGCCAATGAGTACAGTATCGGCCAGGACTTCACAGAATATCTCAGCGTCTTTCGCAGCATGTGCTTTCTCGTCTTGAGCCTTGAGGATGTCAAGTTGCTTCTTGTTAGCCATCATGACAACACTCATCCGAGCTTTGTAAGAATCGTTTGGGATACGACGAACCAGAAGGAAGTCGTTCTCCTCGTCAGGTCCGATGACCATACGTGCTCCACCCTCAGCCAGTTTCTTCGAAAATCCATAAACCTTTTTAAGATCCATCTCTCACTCCTTTATAAAGTATTTGACTAATATATAACAAGCCTGTATATTCAATATATAACTCATTAATAAAGTCTTGTAAAGGAGAAAGTGATATGACTATAAAGCCTAATAAAAAAGCTGTGATGATAACACTTCCAGAATTCTATCTAGCGAAGCTGGAAGCTAGTTGTGCTCGATTGGGCGTGTCAAAAAGTGAAATGATTCGAATACTTATAGATAGCTACAGGCTGTTTGAATACAAAAAGCCTGACGAAGAGAGTCCTCGTCAGGCTTGAAAGTAACTTTATAAAGTTACTTTATAGTAGAGTGGGCGAAGGGATTTGTGAAGTATGAGGACTTAGCTTAATAAGCAGAGGGTTTGTAATTAACAAACCCTCTCTCTTGAGGCTAATTAAGCGGTGCTACCTACAACATCAATAGCAATTAGGGAATTAGTTATTGTTGAATCAGTAGATGCACTAAAAGTAACTGACATCATACAGTCACTTCCGAGGCTCCCACCGTCCACACTACAACTAGTAATTTTTGCACGATATACGTTTAAGCAAAAGGCATTTCCTGCGCTATCAGTGCAAGCAATAGCAAACGTAAAAGGAAGGTCACTCAGGTTCTTATTATAGAATGTAGAGCTTGATGCTGATCCGAAGAAAATAGACAGTGTTCCAGACACAGAAAATTGATCGTAACCAATACTAGACGCAGCAAGTCCACCACTAAGACATCTACGCTCACGAAGGTTAGCGTTAATATCAATTGAAAAACTTGCAGCACAGGAAGAGCCAAGGTCTGTGCTATCGAGCAAAACGTGGCACCCAGTTACAGAGTTAAACTGAGGGGTTGTAGGAGCAGCAACAGCAGAGGCAATTCCAGGGAACAGAGAAGCGTCACCGTGTACTTCAGATACCTGTCCGAGGAAGTTGAAAGTTCCTGTGACTTTCTCAGTAGGACTGAAAGAAAGATTAAGAGAAGAAACGTGACATCCTGCCCAGGTAAAGAACTTACCGACATCAGATAATTCACGTTCAATAGTATAGGTCTTGGGAGCGTCATTACCTTGTTTGAATCGAGTAGAAGAAATAGTACAGGAGTGGGCAGTGGCGGTAACAGCAACGTCTTTAACAGCAACCTCAACAACAATAGCACCAGAAGTAGGAGCAGTAGTCAGGCTCGCTCTATAAATTCCGTTGTTGCCAGCATCAGTGGCACCAAGGATCTGAAACCATTGACCTTTCTCAAGAACAGGCAGCAAAGTAGTAGCAGAACTAATAGTGTGAGTGGTTGCATTAAATGCCATATCACTAATAGTTTTGATACCATTAGTAGAGGCAGGGGTAGGCTCGTCAGCGAGCAATGCTGACAAGAAATCATTGTGAGTCTTGTGGCTAAGGTTGATGTTCAACGGACCACCAACAGAGCCGGAAACAAGAACAGAGTCACCTCGTCCACGGTCTGATCGAAGTTCGTTGTCCTCGGTTGAAGTTGTAGTTTGAGCAAGAGTGCCACCTGTGACACGGTAGACCTGGGGATTTCCAGTTTCTATCTCGCCAGTAGTAGTCTCAAGCAAGTAACGAAACACACCATTTGATGAACTAGCAGGCATTTTATTCTCCTTTAAATATTAAAATAGTCTGTATCAAACTTGATGTAATTGATCACGCCATCAAATCCTGGTATCCCAGACCTGTCATACGGCAACACGCCGTAAAAGTTTATACTGCCTAAAGTCTTATACCCGAAGTAAGTATACAACAAATCGCTATAGGTAGTAAATAGTTTTTCACCAGAACCAGCTCTGGAGTATAAAATAAGTATAAGCTCCCCTGAGACTTCCAGATCCTTCCTTGGGTTAAGACACATGGTCTTGGACTTCATGGAAAGCTCTACAGTCACGAAAGGAGAGGTTGAGTTCTCAACGTCAGTAATGAACTTCTTAGGATAGTTAACTTCAGTTGTTGGATAATTTGCATCGTGAAATGCTTTTACAAAAGTCATTATAGCTTGGCGAGTTGTTTCGTATGGGGTCATGCCAGATTTTTTAACCTCTCAAACTCAGGAGATCCATACAATAAAATATCAAGTGCTCTTGATTGCATCTCTGCTTCTGCTTTTGTTATAGGGTGAGCACCACCACTGTTTACAGCTCGGAGTTCTTTATCATCAAGTTCTTCAACGGCTTCTGCATAATCAAGCTCATTATAGATAGTGACTGTAGGAGGTAAGTGCCATGAACCTCCACTGCTAAGAGTTCTTGTAGCATTTTTTATAAAATTCTTAGCGTTGCCTAGAGCTATTCTTACGGCAGGATCGTTGCCTTTTCTCATGGCTTCTTCTGGTGAGTCTGGGATTGGCAAAGCTCCAATCTTAGTGACTGATTTTTTAGAACCAGCAGTTATATTCATGTGGGCTACGAAGTTACCAGAATATTGGGGAGCACCTTTTACCATGTCTTCAAACACTTCGTAGATCTGACCAGCTATAGCTCTGGAGACATCAGACGGAAGTGCTTGAAATCTCTTAAACATATCCTCGCCTAATTTCACTTCCCACTTACCCATCACTTCCTCCCATGAATAGTCCAGAAGGTTGAACGATCAGCTACTGATCTCACTTTGTAAGATCCAATAGTATCTCCAGGCTTTACAGTTGTAACAGTAGCTTCACAACATCAGGCAGGAATGATTAAAGAGGTATTTTAATGGTCGTAACGACATACACTTCATACGATGCCAT